ACAGTATAGATCCGCTTCTCTTGACTGTAGGTTTTATGTTTACACCTTTAAGTTTAATTTCTCTCAAAAGACGTGGTTCTGATGAATCTCCTACAATTAAATGCGGTCCAGCATATCTAATATTGTTGTCTGCGATTTGTGTTGTGGATAGTGCAACTTTGCAATACATTACTTTTAAATATATTCTTTTGTTACCTTTGTCAATACTAAGTTTTACAAGCGTGGTTGGATCTACAGAAAAGCCAAAGTCTTGTCCAAAGATTGTTTCATAATTGTCATTAAATTCACCTACTCTCCAATTGGTAAAAATAACGCCTTCTTGTTTCTCCATCCAGCCACCAAGTATCTGGTGTCTGTATTTCTCAGGTCTTCTGCGTCTAATGTCTGCCAATTGATTTAAAAAAGACTTAGAAAGATTTTCTATGTTGTCAAGATATGTTGTATGTATATAGGTGATTTCTTTTTTTAAGCCGTTATAACCTTCAGGTATTTCTCTGTTTGCAAAAAACCTACCCCAGATCCAATGTTCTTTTGTTGTTGGGTTCAGTATGAGCATAACCCTATTGAGTTTATTTTTAACTCTTACGGACTGATCTATTTTATCAAACGTATCTTCATCGGTTAGTTCTTCCGCTTCATCTAAAACAAAGGTGGTTATTGCGTTTAATGATTTCAAAGCTGCTGTTTGGTTTCCTGAAGCAGTTCGTATTCCTTTGAATAATATGGAAGATCCTGTTTTGATATTTGTGATCTCATCTTTTGTGATCCTAAAGTCTTCTACCACTTCCATAAGCTCGAGCTTCTCATTGAACTCAGGTATGATTGATGATGCGGCAGAAACCATAGTATATCTTGTAAACAGAATTTTATGTCCTTTCTCATAAGTTAGCAACAAAAGAAAAACATTTATTGCAAAAGACTTGCCTGATCCGCGACCGCCTGTGATCAAAAAGTATCTTGAGTTATTGCCAAAAGATTTATACTTATTGTTGAGTTTCGGTACTTTCATCTTCTGGTGTTATGTCAATAGGTTTTTCTTCTTCACTGCCAGGAAATATATTTACAATAGAAAAGTCTACGTTCTTTGCTTTAGTAAGCACGTCAGGATTATCCATTGCTTTGCCATACATATACTCAATAATCATCTTACGATCATACTGAGAGTTTGAAGCTTTCTCTGCAACCATCTTCCAGAAGTCTGCTTCAGATCCATAAACATCTTTGATAGCTTTGGTTGCTAAGATTTTAGATCTATTTTTTTTTGCTTTGTTATAGCTAACTGGACTTGCAAGAGCTTTTCTAACCAAAGCATCTCCACGTTTTGCTCCGTTGTTTTTACGACCATCGGTCTTCTTCATATATTTTCTTTCACTCTTCATCACAATCACAATTACTCATTTGCTTTGCCATATCCATTATTGAAGAAATACACCAGACACAAAAAGATACTGGTATGCTACCAAAGTACCCGTGAGTAAACTGATCATCTTCTTCAACACCACATATGCTACACTCTGTTTTTTTCATATATTTTTTCGTACAAACTCCATATAGCGTCAGACCACTCGTCTTTTTTATAGACGATTGTTCCTTGCTTTATTTGTCCTTTATATTCTATTTCAATTTTATATCCATCTTTTACAACTATGGGATAAATTTTATATCCTTTGTTCATACAATAACTTTGTGCAACCCTGTTTCTAGGTGGTTGCAACAGTTTCGTAAGACGAGTAGATAGTCGCTTGGTTTTTCTTTTTCTCAAAGTTAAATGATTTAATTAACAAATCAATTCTCTCTTCTGCCAACTGGACCTGCGAATCTGTAAGCCTACTGAGTTTATTGATAAGATCTTCTAAACGAGAATCATATGCTTTTGATTTACACAATTGCACTTTTAGATTTATAAGTTCTTTCTTTAAATTTTCGCAACTCGTGTTCTCTTCTTCTATGTTTCTTATATTTGTAAAGACGTCAACTGATTTGTAAAACATATCTCTATTGTAGTCATCATTTATAATATCTCTTACAAAAGATTTGTTGTGATGAAGCAAAGATGCGTGGTGCATTTTTAGAAACTTTGTTATTGCAGAAATTTTAGGTGTTACAAATGTTTGAGCAATCTTAAAAAATATGTGTCTTGCTATGACGTATTTTCTTTGCCTGGACTTGTTTCTAATTTTTACGTCAGTAATTTTATTTACTATATGCTCAAGATTCTCTAAAGTATATGTGTGGTTCATAATTTTTGGTTAAGTAGTTGGTAAATGAAATTAAGGTAGACCACTCACAAGCCAACAGTATGCCTTCACACTCGTCATAATCTTCAAGCTCTTCAAACAGATTCAGGCTATGATGTAGTTCTCCTAATGAAGCTCCGTCTATAATATCATTGGCGGCAAGAATAAAATACTCTTTTACAACATTATTTCTAAAAGCCAAATTGTTCAATGTATAGTCTAATGCACTGAGCAACCTTTGCCTCTCCCTGTTTAAAATCTTCATAACTTGCATCATAGGTTTTGACTTGTAGAGTTTTTTTATCTACAATAACAAATGTAAAATTTTTTTTATTAAAAATCTTACTGTATATATAAGCCTGTATATTATAACCGTAGTAATTAATATTTGTTTCCCACATATCAACGTCACTTGTGGTTTTTAGATCGACAATTCTATCTTGTGTAAGACAGTCTGCTTTACCCCTGAACGGTAAACCTTTTATATAATCTATGCCAGGTGTTTCAAATGTACCTTTATCAAACAGCTTTTTTGCTGTTGGGTTTTTGTACACGGCTTCTACTATTTCTTCTGCCCACTTTTTTTCTTTTGTAAGCATAATCTCTTTTTTAGAAAGCTCTGGATCTTCTACTGCTAATTTGTATTCTTTGTTTCTTCTTGTTGGTACATCAACAAAATGATAATACTCATCTAATTTTTCATTTTCTAACAAAGTAACGTGAATGAGTCTTCCGTCTCTAAGTGGTTTAGAATTAGGATTTAAAGACGCTGGTTCTTTTGAATAACTATCGTCAAGTATTTTTTTACAAGATGATGATGACAAACAGGCTTTGCTTAGATAACCATAGTAGAAGGAGTTGTCTTGCATATGATCCAGAAGATCATCTACAACCCAATCCGTTCCATCCAATAGTTTAATCTCTTTCACCTTCTTCTTTCTTGTATCTATTTTGTAGTTTGGCGATTTCTTTCCTATAATGTTCTACAAGCAAATTATTTCTGTTCTGATATGCTTCTCCAAGTCTATCAACTAAATAAGTGTAAGCTTTTAAAAACACCATCTTATTCATCGCTCTTCTGTTTTTCTAATTCTTTTTGTAAATGTGCCAAAGCTCTCCAAGCAACTTTTGCTGAGTGTCTTATGTTGTCATCATCAATTTTACCTGCTTCAAGTAAGTGTCTCATAAGTGCATCAAGCTCGTCACCAGACTTACTTCTGTCCCAATGCAACGGTTTGCCAGGATTGTGTTGATCATTACCTGCGTAAGATACTTTTGCCAACTCTTTTATTGCATCAGGAAAATATTTTATAACACCTGAATATACAGGTATTTTTTTTCTATCTTCTTTTTCTTCAAAGAACTCATCCATATAAAAGGCAAATGTGTCTGTTTGATTCCATTTCATAATTTATCTGCTTGATTGATGTGAATATATGCTACTTCTTTTTCTACTCTATTCCTAAAAAAGAACTTAGTAGTTGCTGGATTTCTATTGTTGACTTCCCAGTCTGCCTTAACAAGAAACAAATTAAATAGGAATACACCCAAAGGAGTGCTACATACATAATATGGAATGTCAAAATGAATTTTACAAGCTTGTATGATGGAGTCGTATTTTTTCTTTTCAATAAGTAATGTGTCATAATGTTTTGTTCTACATTTTAATTCTAACCTATGTCTTTGTTTTGGTGAGTAACAATCCCATCTACTCATTGGCTTTCTTGCTTTCACTAGGTCAGGATACCTATTGTGTTTAAGAAGGTCGAATAAATGTTGTTCTTCACTTATAAGTCTCATACAAAGCTTTTATTGGTTTGTAAATGCTATTGATGAAACAAGAGCTACATCCTGTTGCTCTTTTCTTATCTCTAAAGACTCTATTGTAAATAAAAGTCATACGTCTGACTTCATCAGATCTTAACGTTTGTCTTTTATTGTCAATAATGTTCTTTACAAATATATATTCTTTTTCTGAGAAACATTCTGGGGTATTGTAATTAAACTTTTTGTTAAGTAGTTCTTTACGCTCATCGCAACCGCAATCTTCACCAGCTAAAAATTTTACTGCTTTTTTTATGCCAGTAGCTGTTGTTATTTTTTCTACTGTATCGCCAAGTCCTTTGGAAGACTTGTCGTACTTAGCCTTCCATTGTTTGTAGGCTTTGGTTCTTTTGTCTTTTGGTGGTTTCATATTTTATCATAATCTTGGTTAAAAAAATCTTCTATGTCTTCTTTAAATTTAGTCTGTAATTTTTTCTTATAGTTTTTACAGGAGTTAAATATACTTGTCAAAGATATGTTTGAGTTTTCTGATATGTATCTTAACGAATGGTTTGTATAATAGTATAAC